CAACGGTTGATCTTTGTGCTAAACGCTGTTCTATCAAGTTTTTGATCATTTGATAATCTCCTTATTTGTTTTTCTAACACAGCAAGACGTGAATCTTGCTGCCTTACTTTTTCTTCCAACCCTTGCACATATGCTTGAGTAGGCACTCTTCTTTCGGCACCGTCTTCTCCCAGCACAGTATAATGGTCAACACCACTGCCCTTTAGTCCACCGAGGACTCTGTTAGGATTTTTTTCTCTTGATTGTACTGTAGCAGTTTTTCCACCGTACATATTATGTAAATAACTCATACAGTATTTATTTCTTTGACTGCTCATATAACTGACTACTGGCCAGGTTCTTCATCTTTGCTTCACACATAATGTCTGCGTATTCAAGAAACTCAAGTGCCCATTCATTAGCAGCACGATTAGGATAGTAATCACTATGCGCTCGTAGTTTTGCTTTCTTGTATCCTTGTTCTATTAGTACAGGGAAGTCAGGCAGTGTGTCGAGATCAATATGTCCTACATATTCTTCTCTACTGTATGAATAGTGAATAGCAGGACGTATGCCGCGCCAACTATCAATCACACGTTTGAAGCGATCGTCAGTCGGACGAATGTATTCGTTTTCACGACACAGATGATGATGGATATCCAACACTAATGCTATATCTTTTTCTAGCTCGAGACTATCTTCTAGGCCCCATCGGTTTTCGTCGTTTTCGATGGTGATACAGTTTCTTGCCTCTGGAGACAGTCTTGAAAGGGTGCTGCGGATACCGGCTGGACCTTGTCTACCGGAGATGTGGACGTTGCACTTGAAGTCTTGCCAACTCTTACCATAGCCCATCCACCTGATGAGATTCGCATGATATTCAAACTCCTCTATTGATCTTTCTACAATTTCCGGGTTATCACTGGCAAGGACGACGAATTGTCCAGGATGCATACTAAGTCGCACATCAAGGGCTCTTGCTGTTTTACCAACGGCGCTATAGTGCTGTTCGCAATACGCCACCACGTCAGGCTTACTCCAATAATACTTCCAATCAGCATGGGTAGCACAAGGAAGCTGATTGCTGCCCAATCGGACCATACGAAGTTCAGGTGAAAGTGTTCCTACATATTCTACTAACCTTTTTGCTGCGGCTGCGTTGTGTTCCATGATGTCCCATAGCCGTTGTTCTGCTACATTACGTGTTTGTCTATTAAGCCATTGTACAGTAGTGCATTTCTCTGTAAGAGGGCGTTGCAGTTCTTCAAGCAGCTTGGGCTTGAGTGTTTGATTGTGATATAGATACTTACAGGCCCAACCAATCCGCTTTATATCTTGTTTAAACATATTTTTTTCCGTATTTGCAAGCAATTGTATAAATACAGTATACACTATTTACAAGGGAAGTCAATGGCAAACTTATCAAAATCAAGAAAAAACAAATATCATCTAATATACAAAACTACAAATTTAATTAACAGTAAGGTTTATATAGGCGCACACTCTACTAACGACATTAACGATGGATACATGGGTAGTGGAAAAATGCTACACTATGCAATTAAAAAATACGGTGCAGAAAACTTTAAAAGAGAAATTTTGCATCTGTTCGATTCTCCTGAGGAGATGTTCGAAAAAGAAAAAGAAATTGTCACTGAAGAATTTGTTAGCAGGTCTGACGTTTACAACATTGTAACTGGAGGTTTCGGAGGATTTAATAAAGGATCAAAGAATCTTAGACATATTACTAATACTAACACAGGCGAAGTTATAGCAGTTGACAAAATTAAATTAAAAGAATTCTTAAACAATGGTTGGTTTTTAGGAGGAGTAGAACCGTCTAACAAAGGAAAGGTTTATGTTTATAAAGGTAATAACCGAATAGCAATAGATTCTCTTGAAGTAGACAAATACCTTAAGGAAGGCTGGCAGTTGGGTTATGCCAAATCTCCTACTAAAGGAAAAATATGGATATACCATAAAATCAAAAATAGATATACTTTATGCGAAGAAGCTGAACTTGAAGATTATATAAATCAAGGATGGATTAAAAAGAAGTGGGCACCAGTTAAAAAAGGATCAGTTTGGATTAATAAAGAAGGACAAAGGAAAAGAATAGATAAAGATTTATTAGACGAATATTTATTATTAGGATGGACTAAAGGCAGAAAATAAAATTTATACTTTACCTGCTAGTATTTTAAAGATTTTATAATACGTATTCTTACATTGTTGTAAGGCCCAATCCAGTTGTTTTGCTGGCATGTCGTCGACAACCAAGTCAATATCCTTTTCTAAGTTATTATTTGAATACATCCTTTTGAACATCAAACGGTTGTGATCGTCTAGCTTAAATAGGATGCGCTTGATTTCAGATCTCTTTTGTTTTGGTGTCATGCTGTATTATATACTCTTATTTCCAGTTTTCTTTTGGCCATGTATCAACGCAATCGTGTATGTTAGGGTGTCCATGAAACACTGCTATTTTATTTTCAACATCTAACTTAGGTATCCCGGCTGTTTTAAAGTTACGCTGACCATTAACCACTCCTAAATGTTCTCGTCCACGCATTTCCCATTTGTAACTTTGTATCCATGTGTCTGGCCAAAATGTATAATCCTTGATGGTTTTGTACATCCAATCTTGATCGCCTTGGAATTTGCGCACAATACCGGCGTGATTAATTTTAAAGTCTTGATATAAATTATTATACTTGCCTATCTTGAACCTAAACACACTGCTGTTCATTCTATCCCATCCTTTGCGAGCAATTCGATTGAAGTCTCGTATAATAACAAAATCAGATTCTAAGTTGTATTCAAAAAGATGGTCGATGTTTCTAAAAACTATTAGATCAAGATCTAAAAACAATGCAGTGCCAGTGATGCCCAACTCGTTACTGAGAAACCAAGGCTTGTACCACCATCCAGTGACTGATATCTTTGGTAGGGGTTTTACAGTTATGTGCTTGTCGATACCTTTAGAATTTTCAGTAAAGCAAATAAATTCGTAATCTATTGTAAGATTACGGTTTACCATATTATACAATATATTTACATACTCGGCACTATATTTGTCTCCCCATTTAAGACAGAGTACATAGCGTTTTTCAACAAATGACGATGGTACAATTTCTTGTACCATCTTGTTTGATTTTTCTGATTGCTTACGAGCTTTACGTTGATCTTTGCTTTCAGCCCATTGCTTTATAGATTGCACTGTTTGCTCCGTGTTCGGCGCATTCGACTTCTACGCACCAACAGCGTCCATCTGTAGCTGTGCGCACAAGTTCATCTGCAAACTTCCAAGCATGATATGCAAACTTCTCTACACCAACTCCATCTAAAATTGTAAGTTCAGCAAGTCCTTTTGCTTCTAAGTCTTTAAATGTATCCATATGAGGATCGCTTGATGTTAGCACAACTTTGTGATCAAAGTTGTTTTCTAGCCAAGCCTTTAATGGTTTAAGTCCACCAAAGTCTACTACCCAATTTTTATTGTCAAGTTCGTTTGCTGCAAATGTAAATTTAAATTGCAAACTGTAACCATGTAGCAAACTACAATGCGAATGATCTGCATTTGGTTGTCTAAAGCAAGCACTAAGTCCTATGTTGTGTCCGTATGTTTTTGTACTATAATAAGCCATATTTTTCCTCGTTGGTTGAGGGGGCAGAATATTTAAAGTGGGGTGATCCCTAATAGTCCACTGTCATTTACTTATATTAATATAATTGTCTATATTTGTCAATTGGTTATTCTACTATCAAAAGTATGTTGTCATAGGTGCGAGTTTGCGTTTCTTCAAACACCCAAAATCTACAAGTCCAGTCGCCTATTACATCTACACGCCATACTCCTGGACGCAGGCCTTCTGGTTTGCGCATTTTCCAACTGTTGTTTACTCTTTCTCCTACACTTACATTTCTAATATATTGCTCTGTAAAATCAGTAAGGTAAACTTTGCGCCCGGAACTATCGTATGCTATAGCATATGCTCGTTCAACAATGCATGGCAACATCTTTGTGCCTGTCATAGCAAAATGAATATCATCTGTTTTGGTTACAGGGTTGTTCACTATCTGCATTATTAAATTTTCGTAAGGCTGAGTATTTTTAAAAATAAGATAATTTGCTCCAAATACTATTAAAAATATCAAACTCAATCCACTGATGATGTTAGTCACGATTGTTTTCTTCATTTCTCAACTCCTGGTATTCGTTTTTTATTATTTTTAATTCATCTCCAACTTCAACTAAATTTTCAGTTGCTCTTCTAAAAAGTCTTACTAAAAATTGTATACTAAAAATAGTCCAAAACCACCATATTACTGCGGTTGTACCAAACAGTATCATTCCAACTTTGAACATAGTATCAAAGCTTACTCCTATGAGTAAGAAAAAAAATGAAGTCAACAAAAAAAACGTTGGGGCTAATTTTGCATATAGGTCCCAACGTTCTACTTGTTTTTCAATTTTTTTAGATTTCTCTATGTCTTCTTTGTTCATATAGTATTTATATTTGCGGAAGGATTTTTACTGCTTTGATTCGATCATAACGAAAACTACGAAATCCTTGACTTTCAATTGCCCATACTGCACACACTGCCTCTGATAGTTCGCGTACTTTTTTTTGGGTAATAGCATCTTCCTTGGTTGCAGGCGGCAACATACCAGGAATAAGAGTACAGGGCATTGTACGTTCATCACCGTTGAGTTTAGTAAATGTCACTTCGACAACTTCTTTACGAAGCATTTCCATTAATTCTTCCCTTGTAGGAATACCTTTGAGCTCAGCGATTATATCTTTTACAGTATTCTTCATAAAATTTCTTTCCTAAAAATAGTTGAGTTGTTATACCAGGATGAGATAAATCTCTTGCTTTACAACATTTACCAATTGCGTAGTCGATTTGGTTGTCATCATCGGTGGGGATATCAATCAGTTCTATATTATTTTCTTTACAGATGTGTTTGATGGCCAACAAGTTTGTTTGATAAAAATTTTCTAATGAATTTTCTTCTAAATATAATTTGAGTATTGGTTTATCAAGTACAGACCAATGTGCTGCTGTTTGCCACTTTTGTTCTGTTGTATTAAAAAATTGATTTCGATCTCTGCCGGGAGTAAGCATAAAAATTCGTTTGACTTTAAGTCCGTTGTTTATTAAACCTGTCAGAGACCTATAACATCCACCGATACTACCTCCTGCAATTGCAGCATTATAAAACGGTTCATCGAACTTTCTTTTTAATACATTATACCATACATCGGACTCGTTAACGCCAACTCCAAATGTATGACTGCATCCCAATACTAGATTATAAACATTGCTTGTATTAATATTTTCACTGTTACGAAATCCGTATTGATCAAAAGTATATGTGATACTTTCTTTGTTCCATCTAAGTCGATTGAGCAATGATTTTTGTGTTTTTAAATGAAGATTGAACCGTTCTTCTGTGTCAGCAGGCCACCATTTTAATGTTGTATTTTTGGGGCAACCGTTTTGAAAGAAAGTTTTCATTATCTTGTGTGTACTACTTTATCTGCAAGACCATATTCAACTGCTTCTGCAGCATTTAAGAATGTGTCAAACTTCATAGTTTCAAACAGTTCTGCATACTCTTTGCCTGCGCTGTTGTGTTTGACATACAATTCTGTAAGACGCTGGTTGATCTTTTTGCTTTCTTCCATGCTGCGAATGGCATCTTCGAACTGCAATTCTTGTACGTGAACGCTGCCGCTGGTACCGCGTGTACCCGAACTTACTCGGTGAATCATTGTGCGTGACTCTGGCAACACCACTCGCTTGCCTGCTGTGCCTGCTTGTGCTAGGAACGAACCCATTGAGCAGGCTTGGCCCATTACAATAGTACGCACATCACATTTGATAAATTGCATAGTGTCGTAGATAGCAAGTCCTGCTGTGACAGCGCCGCCTGGACTATTAATGTAAAGATTAATTTCTTTATCTGGATCTTGTGATTCTAAATACAGCATTTGTGCTACGATTAGATTGGCCATATTATCTTCCACAGGGCCGTTGAGCATAACAATGCGATCTTTCATCAAGCGGCTATAAATGTCGTACGACCGTTCGCCGCGAGCTTCTTGTTCTACTACCATTGGTACTAAGGGCATATGTTGTTCCTTCTATTAATATGCTTTTAAAATAATTGTATCTGCATTAAACCTGCCATTTAGTTTAATGTCAGTGGTTTTGATTTCTTCTAAGAATTTGCGAAGTTTGATTTTGCTGGCTTTTTTAAATTCTTTAAGAATCTCTTCAGGCTTGCGCAGTGTTTTTTGAACACTTTTATTTGCATCAAAAAACACTAGAGATGTGCCTTTGATTTGTATGCTAACACCATCTTCTGCTACATACTTTCCAAGTTTGCGGGTCTTCACATTGTAAACCCACACTTCTTGTGCGTCTAGCATATCCATCGGATTGATGCTAACCAATTGAAGTTTTTCATCCTTGGCTAAGTAGCTGAGTTTGGCTATTAGTTTTTCTTTTGCTACAGGTTTCTTAATATGCGGCTTGCGTGTGGCTTTACTGGCATCAATTACCATGTTGCAAGCACCGTGCAGCGTCTCTAGCGCAGTCAGGTATACAGCAGCGTCCTTTTTAGTAAGGTGGCTGTAGCCTTCGCGTAGCTGCGCTAACATGTCGCTTTTATGAGGATCCTTTTCGCGATTAATTTCTCCAGGTGTAGGAAGAGATTGCATCAGTGATGCTTCTTCGAGTTCGCTTTCGTAATATCCTTTGATCTTACGAGCGTGTGCTTGACTTATTTTCATACGAGCAAAGTGGCTTGTAAAATCAAATCCTTTGGGATCAAAGTTTTTCTTGTCGGTGACAAATCCGTCCAACCACGTTTCAATGGCTTCACATGCTTCCTGTGCTTGCTCTGTGATGCGCTCTTGAATAGTAGGCACATGTACATTCTTAGGTTTAGCAGCAGATTCTACTGTCTTCTCCACTACCGTTGCAGCGCCTTCTTCAGCCATCTTATGCACCCACTTTACAATAGCTGTTTTATAATGCGCAGGTACAGTCTCGGGTGCTGTTTCTAGTAAAGCCGCGGTCGCTGCCCAATGGCTGCCCGCACCAATCTTCCAATCTGGTAGGCGATTAACATTAGCAACAATCTTCTTGTCATAGTTTTTCTTAATATAGTCTTTGATCTTGCTAAGCCAGTCCTTGCTTTCAACGTCGTAGTGAACAAAGTGCTTGGCTTTGAACCAATCGTTGGTGGGCATGAGTGCATACCCGTTTATACGACGAGTTGCACGAACTGTTTTCTTTTTACGAACTGTGAGTGTCTTGGCCATGGATATCTCCTTAGTGTGTGCTTACACTATATAGTTATACTCCGTAATAGTCAAGAACTATTTGAAGTGCCTCTTTGAGTTTGAGATTGTATTCGTAGTCCTCTGGTTGACCTTTTTGGTGCAGCACAAAGTTATCCATGTCTTCTACGGCATAGTTATAGTGCTGCTTGAGGCTTTGAGATGCTATTAGATCTGCGATTTCACTGTCAATCTCAAAGGTTTTTGGAATGTCGTACTTACGTTTCATTGGTGTAGTCTCCATCGCCATATTTAATCCTATAGAATGTTTCTTTTTTTGGGTCCATCTTAAATTTAAATTTCACAGTGTACTGATCAGTAGAAGGATCATACCATTTTTCTGTTTCAATGCCTTGATTATTTTCCAGCAGATAGTTTAACCAAGGCATGTTCCATTTACGCTGAATCCACATGCTCAACGGATTGTGGCCTTCAGAATCGTGTCTTTCAATATTAAATGGAACTTCAATCATAGTTTTTCCCCTGGTGTAAATCCGCGGAATGTTTTAAAGCGTGGAAAGCGTAGGCTGTAAGTACCGTCTTGATTCTGCGTTACAGCATCTGCCCTAACTTCAACAAGATTACCAACAACAGCATCCCTAGCATTCCAAAATTGGGATCGCTGATCATCCGAAAAGCCGCCGCCAACGTTGACATGAATATCTTTCCCATCGTCCTGCCCAGCACATACCAGAGCCCCGAGTCGTCCTTCATTTCTACCTGTTCCTTGTTCAATACCTGTAACCTCCAGTGTTACTTCAATAAATGGTTTGGCTTTGAGCCAACTGTGCGATCGCTTACACTCGTATAGTGCGTCTACTGATTTTATCATTACACCTTCGTAGCCACCGTCTACGGCCGCCTTATTCAACGCTACAAAGCGTGCTTCGCCTTCTGGTGTGTCCAAGTCTACCGTTTCCCACTCCAGTGCTGTAACGTGCTCTAAGACGCTGCTATGCTGTGCTACCCAATGCTTGGTGATCTCACTGCGGAAACTCTGTGGCTTGTCCCATGAACCTTTGAGGAAATCTTCCAGCGGAACTGTGTCAAACAGGTGTAGAACAGCATCTGAATTTTGAACTGTTTCTTTACGCTGTAACTGTCGCATAAGGTCTTGGAAACTGGCGCTCATTACTTCGCCGTCCAGCACCAACGGATATGGCACAGGATTGTCTTTCAATACAGTTTCGATCTCTTGGATGATGTGTCCGAAATTGTGAAACTGTTTTCCGTTGCGACTAAACATTTCTACCTTTTCGCCGCGGATGATGGTAATGACTCGCACACCATCCAGCTTGACTTCAATCTGTTTTTTGCCCTGCATCTTCTTCTCGTGATTGGCACTATCATGTGCCAGCATACAAGTAAACACAGGCACACAGTTAGGCACTACTTTGTTCACAGTTTTTTCACTTACACCACAGCGCAGGTCCTTGATAAGGATACGACGGTACCAATCATTCCATTGTGATGTAGTAGCAATGCTCATAGTCAACACAACAGCATCACGTGCTGCATGACCGGTGAGTTCACGGTTCTGAAGTTTTTGTGCTAGGTCTACAAACACACTCCACTCTAGTCCTTGTCCATCCGCAGTTGCTTCGGGTACTTGTTTTACACCAAACGTTACCAGCGGGTCTAATGCCATACGCAACCCTTCAAAGAATTCAGGCAAGCCTTCTTCGTATGCTGTGCGGATGATTGCTTCTTTGTCCAGTCGGCTGTTGTGCTGTTCTAGGTCTCGAATAATTGCATCAGGTTGCGTTCTCATTGGTCTTCCTCTGCCCATTTGATTTTGTTAACTGTGTATGTGTCGATGCCCCATTTTTCAGGAGCACCAAATTTCACAATAGTCTTAGCAATCGCTTGTGAATGTTCTACAGCATATTCATAGCCTAAGAAATCGTCACCAGCAAACACTTGCCATGTTCTTTGACCTGCCCACATTAGATAACTCTCAATTCTTCTATGTTAACAGGAGTATAGTCAGTTGCTTCTACACTCACATTGCGATAAGGACCTTCTGGGCTGGGGTTCTGATGAATGTGTCCATGGACATTTAGCAGCACAGGAGCATCAGGGTCGTCGGGTGCCCCTCTGCGTAGGCTAGATTCATGTAGCGGCACATGACTAAACATCAATCCAAACTCAGGAAACATTCGCCACATCTGTACTTTCTTAAAAAAGCCACCTGAAGCAAGAAACGGAATGTCATCGTGATTGCCAACAATTAGTCGCTTACTGCCGTTAAGACGCGGCCAGTTTGTTTTGAACCATTCCTTGTCGCCCATTACAACATCACCTAACGTATAAAATATGTCGCCTTTTTTGACATGTTTATTATGTTGTTCAATCATGTGTTCGTCCATTTCATCCACGTCGGCAAAACGATTACCGCGGATCAACTCGCCAGTTGCGCTGTCAGTGAATTTTAAAATGTTCGCATGTCTAAAATGCGTATCTGATGTTACAAAAATATCTCTCATAGTCTTTCCTCTTGTTCTTCTATAGTATATGCTCAAACGAAATTTTAGTCAAGAAAAAAGGCGCTACTTGGGCGCCTTTTTGTATTATAACAGATCGGAGAAAGCGAGTAATAAGCTAGACAATGTGCAAGGGCGTGGTATACAGTCCCCTAAACAAAATACAAAAAACAAAGTGCATAACGCTTCATATTTCCAGTTAGCAAAGTGCAATCTTATTCAGATGTAATTTAACTGGAGCATGACAGCCAAAGGTTTTTGAAACCGTGTGCTATCGTATGAAACTCATACTAGTTGCCTATTCTCTTTCTTTCTCCTCACTGGGTAGTTTACGCTTTCAACGCATAACTACCAAAACTAAAAAGTGTCGCCTGTATGTTCCTTAGCTAAGGATTAAGGTGCTACCTAATCTGCGTCCGGCGACCCGACTCTGATTCTTTAAAGAATATCCGCGCTCTTTAGGAATGTCGCAGTTTTTTCCATAAGTTCAATTTCTGTTTGCACGTTCAGTTCAAGCAACTCATCCTGTAACTTCTGCTTATCACGCTTAAAGTTAGCAGCATCCTTGCGGAATGTTTCAATTTCTGCTTCTGTAAAGATGTTGGTTGTTACAGCATTTGGACGGTAACTGTAGCTTTCATCCTTACTTTCAGCATTCTTTTTAACTTGTCCGTTCAACACACGAAGCGCAATTTGTGCACCTTTGCCAGCCAACATAGTTTTGTGGGCGATCTGCTTTTCAAGGTAAGCAACCAGAGTTAACTTATCGTTAATACCAGCTGCGGCGTTTGCCTGTGCCACTTTAGCACGGATCTCATAAAGAGATCCAAGCATCTGTGCTCTAATGTCCGACTGTGCCCAAAAGCGATTGCGCACAGCGTCAATCTGATCCTCCACACCTTCAAACTCGTTAAGAGTCACAGTGTAGTTAAGATCAAGACCTTTTACAGCCTCGTTAATTGCTGCCTGTACAGCGTTTGCCTTGCGAAGTGTTAGTTTCATTTGCCTTTTCCTTATTTTGCTAATGTGCCTAGAAATTCTAGTCTTGTGTATACTTTAAACTCTTTTTCCGCATTGTCAACTATTTTCAACGCAGTGTCTAAAGATTTTTGTCTCCGTGTTTTTCTGTATTCTGCTATTGCTTTATGGTATTCATATTCATACTCAGCGAATCTTTTCTTCAGTCGAGCAGTGGTGCCCGGTGACGTAGACCGGTGGTGTTGATGCCACTCTGCTACAGTTTTGCGAAAATAATCGAATCGGTGTTGGTATGAATGTTCCATAACTATACAATAATTTAGACACGGTGTTTTGTCAAGTTCAAAAGTGGCATCAGCAAATTTCTAGTAAAATATTTAACGGGCCCAGCTGCCTTCAAGCGACTATGCGCTTCTTTTTACGCCTTCGTAAGGAACTAGAATATTTTTAATCCTTACTCTTTTGAACTGTTTGGTGCTCCGACAGGGACTCGAACCCCGAACCTTCCGGTTATGAGCCGGCTTCTCTAACCAATTGAGATATCAGAGCGTATTTGGTTGCGCAGGACGGATTTGCACCGCCGATCTCTGAGGTATGAACCCAGTGAGTTAACTACTTCTCTACCGCGCGACAAACATTGTTTAAAAGATACATCAACCGTTCCATTACTTTCCACAAACGGTACCGGTATTTTAAGTTGATGTATCATTAAAACTATGTAATTTTTCTGTCCTTACTTAACAACAGGTATGTAATCTCTATCAAGACTTGTTGCTGTATTGTATACTTTCAATTGCCTTGCATCTTTTTCTATACCTCTATAGACAACATCTTGTGGAAGTTTTGATTCGTATGTCATTGACATATTTACTTCGGCGTCTGATTTTGCATCAATCAGCCAAACCAAATTATTTTCCAATATATAACTCCTTTTGTTAATTTTAGTCGATGTATCATTTAAACTATGTGTTTAGTGTAACAGTCTCGGAAGTGGAGTAATTGCTTACTTCCAAATGGGTCGGAACTCGAAAACTGTTACACAAAACACATTGCCGAACGGCGTATAGCCTGTCCCATATCAATGTATTTTTGCCTAGGTTGAGATTACACCTTAGGACGGAGCCCTTTGATAGCCTTACCCGAACCCTTGCGAGGTTGGTTAGCCCATATCCACTAAAGTCCTTGCGGATTCTCTAGTATGCTCCAATGCTGCCTTTTTTGGAGAGTGGCGTTTCTCTCGTCGCGCATTGCTATTCGTCCTTTGATCTTCCGCCTGCCTTCGGAGCAGTTCACAGTCGCTAAACCGTTACGTCTTCTCTTGGAACAATCACCTCTGCCTTGCGAGCTTTGGTGAACCCAATTCACTTGCGTGTCGGGTTTTAAGCATCTTTCACAATGCGCCGGGACAGTCTTTCGCTTTTGTTTATCAAAGAAGGATTTGAACCTTCGCCGATTCCTTAGAAGGGAATTGCTCTACCGCTGAGCTATATGCGAACCTACTTCGATGTGCTGTCCCAGTTGCTCCATATCTTGTTAGATACAGAATACAACACACCAACTGTTTTTTGCCTTGCGGGCTACTAAACGGCTCTTCAAGTCTCCGGGGCCTAACCCTTCTACTCTTGCGCTGCTACCTAGCCTTTGCTTGCGAGCTCAGACAGTGTAACTACTGGTTGGTCGTCAACATTCGTTAGCGTGGCTGTATATTGTAGAACCGCCAAGTTCCTTATCGCTCACCGACTGGCTCTGCGACTATCCTTTCGGACAATATACCTAACTTACTGTTTACCGCCTTTCTACGGACGGAAGTTGCTTTCGCTTTCACGAGTCAACTTTAACCCCAGCTTGCTTAGATGGACCATTGCTGGCAGTGGTTTATAGGAAACCCACTCTTGGGACAGTTGCCTGCCTTACCCTTATGGACGCTAAACCGCCCATCTTACTGTATTTACAGCTACAACATGTTCTACTTAGTAGAAGTATGATCAGTACTTGTCTTATGTGTCACGACATTGGGCTATTAGGCTTACTGTTATGATCCACAACACACGTTGTATGTGTAAATACAGCTTTTGCTCGTCATCGACTTGCGTCTAAAGCTTGTTCTAAATTATCAAATAGCGTGTAAACATCTCTGCTTACTTGTTTAATATAACATCGTTTAAAACAATGTCAACACCTTTTTTAATCTTTTTTATCTTTTTTTTGGTGCTGCCAGCAAGATTCGAACTCGCGACATCTTGATTACTAATCAAGCGCTCTACCAACTGAGCTATGGCAGCATAAATTTGGCAGTCCGTTAGCCTACACAGAGTGGAAACTGTGCGTCGACCCCTAGTCAACGTTGCGATTCATAGTCTTGGATTTTGTTGATTAGGATTTAGTGTTTCAAAGTCAAAGACCGCCACGGACCAACGGCGGCACTCTTTGACTATATACAGTGCGTTGGACCAGTGCGGCTGCAACGATTATCAGTTCGTTCGCGGAATAGTCGTTTCAACACAGTATTTGGAGCGGGTAACGAGAATCGAGCTCGTGCGTTCACCTTGGCAAGGTGACAGGCTACCTCTACATCATACCCGCAAGCCGCTTTACCTCTGAGCTACACCCGCATTATAACTTGTATTTTTCTGTTAAGTAATCAAAAATTATTTTGTGCCCATGTCTGTTGGGATGGTGTGTGTCAGGATACATTATTGGGTGTTTGGTAATTTCTGTCAACACAGAATCTTCCTGGTACACATTGTCAACAACATTGGGTGATACATTTTTTACATTTTTTATATCATTCAACAGCCACAGTTTGCCTCGAAATAAAATTTCAAACTGTGTTAATCCTGGAATTATTAATTCTAAAACACTGTCGATTGCTATGTTTATTTTTGTGTTGACCACATCAGTGGTGGTGACTTTGGTCAAGCCACCTAGCAAATATATATTGTCTTTGTCTAATTTATCTAGTTTGTTTACAAAATCAGAAATCAATAATCGGTGTCGATTCAAATAGTCTTGGTAGGAAAACTGTTTTTTCCAAAATTCGTTGTTGCTCACATCTCGATGAGTATCAGTTACAAAAACAAAAACATAGTCAAAATCTTTTTTGCCCACAAGACTAGACAATATGTCGCTGTTGGAGGCTCCATCTATTGAGATGTTGTGTACTATGTGTCCTGCGTCGGACAAATACTGTTCTAGTCCTTTGTGCAGGATTGTATCTTTAGAACTGTTGAATTCCCATTCGCCGCAGCCCCAACTGTCGCCTGCTATTAGAATTTTCTTGGCATTCATACTGATATTTATTCCAACATAGTTGAACAAGCCCCTGACATCATGTTTTTTATAAAAACTAGATACCCTTTATCACGGCTATGCCTTGCATTTGCCGCTTGTTCTTACCCACCTCTTAATTTAAGGCTGGACCTCACGGATTACTTGGTCCGAATGTTGTCTAGCACTATTCCGCCGTCCTTACTCTAAACTATGTTTGTTCTCAAGGTCGAGGCTAGATCGAACAGTTTATCTCTTGGTGTCAATTAAGGAGTCGAACCTTACCGCAGCTGATGATATGACGCCTGTGATATCCATTGCTGTAGGCGAACCCGCATTGACATAATATGGTGGACCATAACGGTACTGCCCCGTTTCTTCCGCATTGCAAGTGCGGTGTGCTACCTTCTATCACTAATGGCCCTAATTGGTCAGGGAAGCTGGACTCGAACCAGCGGCCTCTGCATTCCAAGTGCAGCACTCTACCAGACTGAGCTATACCCTGTTATTTTAGTTTTGGTTGGGAGAGCAGGGTTCGAACCTGCCACCTTCTGATTCAAAGTCAAACATTCTACCAACTGAACTATCTCCCAACATATTTGGTGCGGGTAGAGGGACTCGAACCCCCACGCCTCTCGGCAGTAGCTTCTAAGGCTACCTCGGCTACCATTACGACACACCCGCATTATTCTGGTGCCCCCACACGGATTCGAACCGCGGACTTCCTCATTACAAGTGAGGCGCTCTGGCCGGACTGAGCTATAAGGGCGTTATTTGGAGCGGGTGAAGGGAATCGAACCCTCGTCTTCTGCTTGGAAGGCAGTGGCTCTACCATTGAGCTACACCCGCAATTGTTACTACTTACCGCGTGACTGGAAAACTCGCCATCAAAGCGGGATTTGTCAATTGTTTGTTAATCGCTGGGCTTCCCCTTTGATCTACAAACTCTCAACTGGTCTCGGACTACAACTTTGATACCTTGTCTACTATACACACAGTCTTGTTCAAGTTAAACAACTTACGTGTATTTCAATAAGGCTTTCCCAGCCCCTCGGAAAATAGTAACAGTTATTATGGCGGAAGCGCAGGGATTCGAACCCTGGGAACCTTGCGGTTCTCTAGTTTTCAAGACTAGCGCCTTAAGCCTGACTCGGCCACACTTCCTTATATTTGGCATAGGTGCAAGGATTTGAACCCTGACGAACGGTTTTGGAGACCGTCATGCTACCGTTAACATCACACCTACACGGTATTGGTGCGGGATGACGGGTTCGAACCGCCGACATCAGCCGTGTAAAGACCGCGCTCTACCAACTGAGCTAATCCCGCATTATTTTGGCGGAGCGACAGGGATTCGAACCCTGGGTACCCTTTCAGGTACGACAATTTAGCAAACTGTTCCTTTCGGCCTCTCAGGCACCGCTCCGTATGTGTTAGGCTCTACCCAGGCTATGTTGGGCGACTTCACTGTTTCTTCATTCAGGCCGAAACAGTACCAAGGGCTCCTTGTGCTGGGCTCGAACCAGCGACATTTTGATTAACAGTCAAACGCTCTACCAACTGAGCTAACAAGGAATAAACTCTACTTACAACTACACAGAACTAAACCTTACTCGCTTCCGCGGCTAAGCCTCAGGCTATTCCTGTGTATGTGTAAGTAGAGTTTGTAAACTGGCTTTGGTATTACCAGTTTCTCTACTTACTCTCACCATCATCGCTTACGCTAGGCAAGTGATTGTTTTAAAAACAACCGTGTCTAAATTGTCAAATAGCGTGTAAACCTGCGTCTACTTAGTTAATATAGCATCGTATTTTACTATGTCAACCATTTTGTTTTAGTCTTTTACAAGTGCTTCTGTCTGTGTTAGCAGTTTCTGCGTCCTGTTCTACTGTTATATGGTAGTATCTGTGCCTTGTCAAATGTTTTTTTGCCTGTTTAAAATAAAAAACCCTCCTAAGCGTTGTGCTTGGAGGGCTTTAGAAACTTTTGTTTGTTTAGAACAGTTTAGTCTCTCGCACCCTCCAAGCATAGATCAACGCCCGGATTACTTTGTCCTGGTGTCCATGCTAACGATATGGCGAGTGATAGTGTCATTGAAGTCTCTGTTCCTTTGTTATGTATTTATTTATCATCATGACAAAAAAACGGTTCAAAAGTGATTTTGGTGCCCCTGGAGAGATTCGAACTCCCGACCAATGGTTTCGAAGACCATAGCTCTTCCGCTGAGCTACAAAGGCGATTTGGAACCCCCGGGCGGAATCAAACCGCCCTGCACGAGCTTAGAAGGCTCAGTCCCGTCTCAGCGGCGGGGGTATATGGTGTGCCGGGAGAATTTCGAAATCTCGACCCGCGGTTTAAGAGACCGCTGCTCTTCCTCTGAGCTACCGGCGCATTTTTAAACGATTTCGATGTCAACCTCTTGCATAGTGAATAAGTATAGACTGGGCTGTTTGCAGCCTTGACCTATCGCTAGGGTCACCCTCACAAGGGGTGATTATATCCAGTCTATTCTTGGTGGACTGTATTACTTGAGAGATACACTATAGCTTTTTTCCCTAACCAACTAAGAACCCGGGGTAGTCTAGCGAGCCAGCCACGGCTGTTTTGTTAATAGTGTATCACCAAAGTAATACGGCCCACCGTTAACTTTTATTGGCTTTACGTCACTTTAGACCTACCACGGTGGGAACAGCAGGCGGACGATTTGCTGGAACAGTTTATCTCGAGAAACACTGAACTCAGCCCATGTCTTAATATAGCATCAACTACACAGTTGTCAACTGTTATTTTGGTACTCGCGGAGGGATTCGAACCCCCAACCTTCGCATTCGTAGTGCGGTGCTCTATCCAGTTGAGCTACGAGAGTATTATTTTGGTACCAGCCAAGGGTTTCGATCCCTTCCCGCCTCATTCACAGTGAGGAATGCCTCCATTTACACCTGCGCTGGCATTTGGTTGTTCTACCAAGACTCGAACTTGGATCTGACGATTATCAGTCGCCTGCACTAACCACTTGTGCTATAGAACAATATTACTAATGTATTCATTGTTTAGAAGATACACCAGCAGGATCCTCCCCTGCGTAGCCCCGAATGAAACAGGGTAACTTAGTCTTCTCGTAGCATACGCCACTTCTAGTTCATAGTGTATCATCAAAACAATGGTGTGCCCTCGGGGATTCGAACCCCGGACATTTCGATTAAAAGTCGAACGCTCTAACCAACTGAGCTAAGGGCGCATTGTTTTGGTGTGCCGGGTGGGATTTGAACCCACGACCATCGGATTAAGAGTCCGCCGCTCTGACCAACTGAGCTACCGGCGCATTGTTATGGTGAGTCCCCACGGAATCGAACTGTCGACGCTCTTTTTTGGTGGAAGGTCCAGGGATCGAACTCGCATACATCTGACCCGTAGTTTGGTGGGAGTGGATGGATTCGAACCAACTCACTTTACGAACTGATTTACAGTCAGCCGCGCCTCTCCAACTGCGCCGCACTCCCGTTTTGTTTTTGGTAGCCCCAACGGGTGACGATCCCGTTTCTCCGGATTGAAAGTCCAGTATTCTAACCAGCGTAAACTATGGGGCCATATTAGGGACAGCCACAAACAGATCATATTAACAACAAGCCTCACCAGAGCCAGGGAATCGAACCATCTTGTTGTTAACACATTTCTGACCAGCTTGGCCAAGCTGTTGACTGCCATATTGTGTTTTGGTGGTACTGGTTGGGATCGAACCAACCTACTCCTAGTTATGAGCCAGGCGCTTGAACCAACTCAGCTACAGTACCAATCGTGGAGGTCGGTATCAGAATCGAACTGATTACTTCGCAGTGCTTGAGATTTGCAGTCTCACCCCTTACCATCCGGGCCACCGACCAATTCTGTTTTCAACTGCACAACAATCTCTGCCGATTCGGTATTTGCTAGCCATAACTTTTCCAGTGGGACTGTCCCATTAGACTGTTGTGCATGTGAAAATAGAATTTGTTTATCTCTCGGATTTTTCAGCTTGCGCTTCCATCACCGAGGACGCCCATTTGAGTTTGTTTAGAGTGGTTACTCGCAGTCTCGTTCCGCATTTCCACTGTAATCATTAAAAAAGCCTCCTAGTATTGCTACTGGAGGCTTGTTAAAAACTTTTGATGTATTACGCTACATCATCCGTTATAACCCTCCGAGGCACCGATACGATACTCGCGGCATTCTCTAATGCTTTTAATAAACATATGTTTAGTTGCGATCATCATCTTAGTAGTCTTTCCTTTGTTATGCTTTACTATAGCATGGTTTTTTTAGTGTGTCAACCGTTTTATTTGTTGTCTACGTTTTATTTATCATCTTACTGTTAATATACACTGTTATTTGAGTATGTCAACAACTTTTTTTCATTTCTGGCAAAAAAAATTATTTTGTTTTAATTCCAATAGCTTGCAGCATGTTTGTAGCCAATGTACATTGATCCATACTGCTGACTGCTTCCTCGATTACATCCAACGTCTCGATGATGTCAAATGTCCTGGCACGATTCTCCAGGTTAGTAAATGGATCACCGACGTTGAAGTGATTCATAAATGCTTTGAAGTTTTCGTAATCATAATCATTCATTTTTGTTAAACTCCACAATGTTTGTTTCAGTTTTTACAACAGTCAACGCTGGTTTTTCATGTGGTGTTGCAGGCTTCTTAACGTTTAGATGTTGCTCAAGGCGTTCTAGCCTCATCAGTATCTCATCTAAGTTGGCTAGTATTTCATCTAACTTGTAACTCACTGTATCAACCTTCTTTTGCTTTATACTATATATAACACAAAAATTGTGCAAGTCAACCGTTTTTTTGAATCTTGGTTCCAGTTAGCTGTATAGCGTATCTGTCATACATACTAAAATTGTAAAATGCATGTGGGTCCGAACTATCCCATTGGAACCAATCGCCTGCGCTCCATTTTCCTATTGTTTCGTCACATACTTGACTGATTTGTCCGGGTTTACTGTCTTCAAGCATGATGATGATACGTGTGATTTCCTCATGCTTGAGATTGTGAACCGAACTGTATTTTCCAAATAAATCAACATGTACAGGAAGATATTGTGCAGGCTTAAAATAATTTATTGCAATGCCAATGTTTGACAGGTCTTTGAATTGCGGTACAATATAATCAAACACACAGTCGGGCAGTGGGTTTGGTTGGAAATAATTGTAAAGGGTCATATGCGACCTATCATGCCCGGATTGCTCATAGGTATCCAACAGTTTGTCATCTTTGTGAGTGTCGTGTTTAAAATTTAAACTTTTAAATTGATCGATATCCCAAAGTGGCTCTATATGACCTTTATTGAACATGTGTATCTCCTTGCAGAATATTTATGAAAGCCCTGCGATCAGTTTGTAATTATCCCAAGCTTTCTTAGCTGCTGGGTTTGAATCAACAACATCATCACTCAGCACTACATCATACCAATAGTGGTCTAACCTTTGAGGGTGAGCACCATACTGTCGTGGCTGGTGTAGTTTTCCCTGCTTTTTAAGATAAACACAGATGTTGCGCACTGTCTGTTCATCCGCAGCAGGAATGCTGCTCCACTCAGGAGCACTGTGTAAACTACCAGCACCGGCGCCGCCAGCATACCCTCTCCAAATTGACTTCCATTGTGCGTCGTCCTGTGGGTCAAAATCTGTACGAGCAACAATCACCAACACATCGTTGATACCAACTGTGCCTTCATAAATGTCTCGCACACAACGAGACAGCGAGCTTCCTACTTTCATGTGTTTACTCCATTCAGTCTAATGTTTAATACAAAATTTTCTACCAACAATTTTACCAAGCTTGCGAGCATTACCAGCTCTCTCTGTTCTTCGGGCAAACTTTCAAACTGGTCAACAACTGTACTTGCCATTAATTCAAACGCATCCTGTTCCTTGATGTTGAGCATTCCAAAGTCTATGCTGTCTTTGATTTCCATTTCCTGTGCTAACTCTACTAAGATATTAACAAATTGTGTTTTTGTACCATTGTTTTTCATATTGCTATAATCTCTAAATCTGTGCTGGTTTGAAACACATTAAAGTCATAACCTGTTACCGGCTGTGCAAATACACACTGTGTCTTGATTCTAACTTTTCCTTGTTTTGCTACAAAGTCCCAAGCTGGTTTTGCATAGTCGTTAGACTTCACTATTATCCGAACCAATTTGTTCTTTTGAGTTTTAAAGAAATAGTGTGTAGTATCGCTTTGTTTGTATCTCATACGAACAGTGTCTACAAACTCTATTTCTGCATTAAACGCAGTAGAAGAAACATTTGGTATAACAGCAACACTTTCAAACTGCTTGATAATAGATTCTATCTTTTTGTTCTGAGCATATAATTTAGGAAGCGATACTAAAATGGCAACACTTTCTTTATCGATCCTTGTTCGACTTTCACATAGATCATCAACTGCTAGCATAAACTTACTAATGTGCTCTCCTTTGAGTCTGCGCATGGTGTGCTTTTTAGCAAAATATTCGTAAATTTCAGCTGCGGTTGCTTGATCTTTAATACTGATTGCATCTTCAAATTTGATTTGAGGTCTTTGACCTACACCTATAATAGTACTATGAATTTCGTAACCTTCTTTACCTTCTTTCTGCATAGCAATTACAAGTGCTAGAGGAGGTGTATTGTAGTCAAGATATTCTTTGGGTTTTTCTTCTACAGCCACAGCGTTGACACATGCTGCTCCCCAGTCATCAAAGATTGATACAGGTTTTGCGTATATTGTGTTTGTCATAATTAATCCCACAATGATTCATAGAATTTTCCAAATAGTCTAAAACCATTGGAAATTCTTGCTTGATATGCTTTTATACCATCCCAGTCAGTTTCGCTGGTATCATTAGCGCCTCGAATCATTTCGCTCATACCGTTTTCCAGCTTTTTCATTTTGAATTTAATTTCGCCTTTGCGAAACCGATCTTGCCAACTGTCGTCAAGTTTGCTTTCAAACGCAAAGATCATTTCATCCAACACCCAATCCCAACGAAGATGATGATTGCTGTCAAGGCCGCCCCAGTCTTTTTCTTCTTGAGTAAGTTCAAGAGACGCAGTGCTGCGAAGGTGCTCAGGAACATCTTCGTCATCTACCAAAGGTGATCCGTGCTTGGTTGCTTGAAGCTGACGCAGCATGGGCAGGATGATATGAGCAAGAGTGTCATCCATACTCCAAGTATCCCATGGATCAATACGAACTAAGATCTTGCGATCTTTCTTGCTGTGTACCCAAGTAAGAAAACGATTCAACCAAGTAGGCTTGCGATCGTCATCAATGAAGCTGTATACTTCGCCTACACCAGGTTCAGGCTCTACGCTGCCATAAGCAAGCAGTTCTCCAAACTTGTGTACCCAATCAGGCTTACTGAGAATGCCATATTCACCAGGCTGTTTCTTGACCCAGAAACACAGCATTTCGGCCAATTGATATGGGCCGATCCTGTTCTTGTAAGGTCTAATTTTCACTTTCATTTTTTACTCCTAGCCGCAGCTTGTTTTGCTTTAAATAGTTTAACATCGTTTACAGCACTTGTCAACGCCGCAGCATAATTCAATGCCTGCTGTTCTTTTAGAATAGTACTGGCTTCGTATTCTACATAGCCACGAGTTAACAGACTCCAAATGTCACGCCAGCGACGGCGTCCCCAAAACCGTGTCTTCACAGTAGTATAGATGGTAACAGTTACACTATGGTCGTCTGCTTCTATGTCAACCGTATGAGCGTGATCAGGATCAGTACAATCGCACGGTACTTGATACCAAACACTTTCGCCCCAATCATTTAGTTTGAGTATACCTTCTGCTGGTTTTTCAGGCTTCATCATTGTTCTCCTCGTACGGTACTATTTTCGAATTTTGGCCCCAAATAGCCGCTGCTTCTTGTGCTGCTTCGTGGGTGTCGTGTAGTACAGGTTCTACTTCAAACTTATCTCCTGTCAGACGAGTTACATAGATATAATCGTTGCTTCCAAACGGTACCATTACTGCGTATTTCATCGATTTGTCCAATTACTAAATTCCATAGCAAAGTTTTGTGCTACTATTATATTTTCAAAATAGAACGTATGTTCATATACATCCGTCCATGTACTCATGCTCCAAGCCTGTCTTTCTAGACTACGCCTGCACCAAGTTTTACCAGCGTCGCTGAGATCGCTGTGTAGACGCACAGGGTTGTTATTCCCTGTGCTCATCCAACGCTGCTTGTAATCAGCGATTTCTTGTGGTGTCATCTTAGCCTCTTAATGTACTGTATGATAACATGTTTTGTTATTTGGGTCAACTCCAAAATGTGTGTCACACATATTAGCAATACTAGCAGGTAGTTCGTCTTCGTTTTCGAGATGTGCAGGAACCCAAATACCTTTGATAGTACCGTCTTTTCCAACAATAATTCCATAGTCGTCTTCTTCGAGCGTTTGTGAAAAGCCCATATAGTCATGATTAGCCATATTAGTACTCCCTATGTTATGTATTGTATTTAATCGTTTGGCTTCATACCTTTCCTTGCAAACTCTTTAGCACGTTTAATCTGTTGTTGTTCAGTGAGCCTACTGTTTTGCAAATGCTGCCGCCACTCACGAACAAGTTTCTTGCTGTCATCCTTGGAGATCTTCTTGTTCACTTTCCCAATACCTACTGTATTTCAATGCCAGTTCAATATCTTGTTCTGGATAGCCTTCTGCGATCAGCCAACGGCCTGGATCAAAGTCACTGCCCAGCGTGTGAAACTCCTCATGAACAGGCTTGGGAAAGCCATAACGCCATCCTTCGGGCGGATCAATCATCAATACCTTAGCCATGCCGTGCTCCCATTAGTTTATCTCTTACTCTACGAGTATACCATGTCTCAGGGTTTTTGTCAAGTTGATCCAGCAGAAACTGCCAGTCTTCACGATCCATTCCTGCTTCACGGTCTTTGATACAGGTGTATCCACGCTGATTCATTTCGTCAATCAGTTCTTCATCATCCCACTGATCAAGATCGATGTCTACATCTACATCTACGTCTACACTTGCGGTTGTAGTTACAGTCTTATAAGTCATCTGTGTCCTCCTTGACTTTCTTAGCAATGGTCTTGTGAATTCCAGGGTTTACTTTGAGTATGTGTGGCATCATCTCATGCCTAATATAGTTTCTAGTATAACATGTATCTCTGTTGCTGTCATCCTCTATCCACGGCACTGAATTGATTCTTGCCCATAATTCTAAATCTCTTTTGCGTGTAAGACGAAACGGACGAATCACATGATTTCTACGATAGGGGATCCATTTGCCTGTGCCGTTTAGACTGCTCCAAATCCAAGTCTCCACACAGTCATCCAAGTGGTG